TCCAGTCAAGTTGATCAAATTTTCTTTTCAGATTGTCCAGAAAAACTTTGACAAACAGATTTGATTTTGCTACACTTATAAAGTATCCAATAGGAGGGATAATGGCTGCAACAAATGAAGAAAGAAAGCGCTACGTCAAGGAATACATTCGTTCCTTGAAGGCGATTGAAGATTGTATTGAACCGTACAAGGAGCAAAAGCGAGAGCTACGCTCTGAGTTCCGTGAGAACGGATGGCTCAATACTGACGAAATCCGAGCCGCCGTAAAGGCATATCGTCTTTTCAAGGGCAAGGTAAACATTGACGAGGTTGTTGAAAACTTTAACATGTTCTCGGGAGAAGAAGAGTGAATGTGGAATTTCAGCAAGATGAGCAAGGTAATGTCTTTATGATTTTACCTTCTAAAGTATTGAATAAACTTGAATGGAGTAAAGATACTAAAATCAAATTTGAGATCGGCTATGATATGAAAAATAGCCCTTCTGTTTTAATCGTTAGGAAGAAATAAATGATTATTGAATATGCTAAAACACGAAAAAACGCACACAGCCCGCAACGCGCAAATCCATCAGATGCTGGATTGGACGTATTTTATTCTGCTCAAGAGCCTAGTGAAATTATTCCAGTCCATCCAAATCAAAGCGTCTTGGTGCCGACCGGATTGCGATTTGGTGTGCCGCACGGGTATATGCTTGAGGTAAAAAACCGCTCAAGTGTAGCGGCTAAGTTAAACTTGGTGGTCGGCGCTTGCGTAATTGATTCTGGTTATGATGGAGAGGTATTCATCAATGTCCACAACATCGGTCGTGACACAAGAGTTATTCGCGATGGGACTAAAATCGCGCAACTAGTAATGATGCCGGTTGTACATTTCCAGCCGCAAGAAAACACAGAGGGTACTCTATATGATTACCCTAAAACAATCAGCAATAGAGGCACTGGAGCCCTGGGGAGTACAGATGGATAAATCAACTCAAAAAGTTATGTTTAGTTCAAAGACAGGAAATTGGGCTACCCCGCAAGAGTTCTTCGATAAACTTAATTGGCGATTCGGTCCATTTGACTTAGATCCTTGCGCCAGTATTCACAACACAAAATGCGCTAACTTCTACACAGAGGCAGAAGACGGTCTTTCAAAAGATTGGTCTGGTCATACAACTTTTGTTAACCCTCCATATGGAAGAGGTATTGACAAATGGATTCAGAAGGCTTATAATACTGCTAAGGATGGAGTTTCAAAGGTGGTTATGCTTATTCCGGCGCGAACTGATACAAAATACTGGCACAGCTATGTTATGAAAGCCAATGAGGTATATTTTCTTAAAGGTAGGTTAAAGTTCGGAGATAGTGTAAACAGTGCTCCATTCCCATCGGCTATCGTGGTTTTTGATGGCTCTAACAGACAGCAAATTTTTGGCACTATGAACAAATAAAGGAGTAAATAAATAATGTCACAAGAAATTTTAAATTCTGCAATCATGCAGATGCGAGCTAAGGCTCTTGAAGCATATGGTATTATTAAAGATATCTATCGTCAGCCATCTCAAGAAGGAGATGCTGATAGAATTGCTAACTTGTCGCTCAAGCTAGCTCAATATGAGGGTGGCATGCTTACTCTCCAGCAATACGCACCAGAAATAATCTCTACGGTCGCTGCTGAAATCGCTGCCGAAAAAGCTGCTGAAGAAGAGCAAGCGGCAGGCTTAGAGGATGAAGAGGCAGGCGCCGAGTTGCCAGATCCAGAAGAGCTTGAACAAAACGCAGCCGATAACGCACCAGAGGAGATTGCCGAAGAGGAATTAACAAAGCGCTCCGCAACTTACCGAAGATCTTCTGCGGGGCGCAAGCGCGCATCAAGAAGTAAGAAGAAGAAGGCAGAAGATGAATCGTAAGCAGCGCCGCGAAATGGAAAAGAAGTTAGGTAAAGATAATTCACAGAAACTCGCCGAAAAAATTTTCCAGTTCCAAAACCTACCCGATAATTGTTTGGCTTGCACGGCACCTTACGACAAGACAAACAAGAAAATGGCACGCACATGGAATGTTGTTGTCGATAACGATAACGTTCGCTTGTATTGTCCAAAATGTTGGGGCATGGCAAGAAAGGTCGCTAAAGAATATTACGATAAAAACATTGCCGAAAAGGACACAATTGAAATGAAGGAGATTACCGATGATTACTAGATTATCCGAGAATGCGCTCAAAAACATTTTAACAGGCAAGACGCAAGAAGCATTTAAATGTGTTATTAAGTTTTATTCAAATAGTTGTCCGTATTGTCATGAGCTTAAAAATGACTATGAAAACATTGCGGAACGATTTGGTGATAATGTACATTTTTTTGCTTTCAACACATACGAAAGCAATAATCTAGATAATTTTATTTCAATTGATGGAGTGCCGTCTATCGCTTTTGTGGATGTTAAAGATAGACCAAAAATATCTATTCTTGGCGAACCAGAAGAGCCATCTAAGGATACTTGGTATCATGCCGACGATATCATTAAATTTATTAAGGGAAATTTAAATGCATAGAACTTATTCATACGATGATGTTTTGTTGGTGCCACAGTATTCCGATATCCGCTCGCGTTCAGAGATTGATATATCAACTAACTTAAGCAATGGCATCGAGCTACAATTGCCAATTTTTGCTTCTCCCATGGATACGGTATCAGAAGCAGCTATGGGTATTGCAATGAACCAATTGGGCGCTTCAGCAATCATTCATCGCTACAATACAATACAAGAGCAAACAAACGAAATCAATAAAATTGGCTCTCCGCGTATAGTGGGAGCAGCTATTGGAATTACAGGCGATTATCTTGAACGCGCTAGCGCACTTGTAGATTGTGGCACTGATTTTTTGTGTGTTGATGTAGCACATGGTCACCATGTGATGGTAAAAGAAGCGCTTTACGAACTTAGAAAACTATTTGGCGACGATTACCATCTCATGGCTGGAAATGTGGCAACGCTCCAAGGCATCAACGATCTTGCAGATTGGGGGGCTGATAGTGTTCGTTGCAATATTGGTGGCGGTTCTATTTGCTCTACCCGCATCCAGACCGGTCATGGTCTTCCAGGGCTGCAAACTATTATTGAATGTGCCAAGACAGACCGAGACGTTAAAATTATCGCAGACGGAGGCATTAAAAACTCTGGTGATATGGTCAAAGCATTGGCAGCAGGAGCAGACGCAGTAATGGTAGGTTCTTTGCTCGCAGGAACTACTCAGACGCCTGGAGAAATGTTTATGGATGCGAAAGGCGGTAGGTGGAAAACTTATCGTGGAATGGCTTCTAAGGAGGCACAAGTTGAGTGGCGAGGTAAATATTCATCTTTTGAGGGTGTTGCAACTCGCGTCCCGCATCGTGGCTCTGTTATTGAAATTCTAGAGGATTTAGAAAAAGGCATTCGATCAGGCTTTTCTTATACAGGAGCACGTAACTTGCGAGAGTTACAAACTAAAGCACAATTTGTAGAGCAAACCACATCTGGTTTAAGTGAAAGCCGCACGCATATTGATGTGAGGAGTTGGTAATGCCAGACGATGTAGCTAATCCTCATCTAGATAAAAAGGTTGCATTTGTTGAAAACACAAACCAGCATGCTAAACTTATTTTAAAGTTGCGTCATGATGGTGTAACGCAATCAAAATTCTTCCGCGCTATGATTGCTGGCTATATTGATGGTGATGAACGCATACAAAGCTACATTGATGATATAAAGACACAGAATAAAAAGAAAAAAGCAAAGTCAAAGCAATTGATAGACAAAGGAAAACAAAATATGAAAGATTTCGGATTATTAAATGACGGAGAGATAGAAAATATATTTGATTTAATTGAAGAGGAGCATCCTGAGTTATGAAAAACTTTGATGGCTTGCGCGAATGCTCTCGTCAATGCATGAGAAAGAAAAAGCAATGTAAAGATACAGAATGCAGGCTATGGCAAGATTACCCAGATGAATATAACTGTACTCTTATTTCGGTTCACGAAAATGGACCGATGACCTTAAGGCAGGTAGCTGAACGCGAAAAACTTTCTTTTGCGCGAATTAAACAAATTGAAACAAAAGCATTAAAAAAACTTAAAAACCTAAATTTGATAAGTTGTTTTCGTTTTTAATGCTGTTATATGAAAATGTTACTATTTATTTTTGAGTTTATGTATTAAACAAGGAGATTTACTATGGCTCGTAAGAAACTACTATCAGAAGGCGAAATTCGCCAGTTTATGAAGCTCGCTAATTTGCGCCCTATCGGTCAGGAGCGTCTTAGCGAGATGGGCGGCGGTTACGGCAGCGCAAAAATGTCCGGCGCCCGTGATGAAGAAGATGACATGATGGGTGATGCACCCCCTATGGAAATGGATGCAGAAGTCGATGTTGATGCAG